TTTCCGAGCTTGCCGAAGTGGTGGAATTGGCAGACACGCTAGCTTGAGGGGCTAGTGAGCATTAACCCGCTCGTAGGGGTTCGAGTCCCCTCTTCGGCACTCCCAATCCATCCCTGATTAGCCTGTTTTCCCCATATAAGAGCCGTCCCGGCCCGTCCCTCCCCGTCCCTATTTGTACCTATTTGTACCCGTATTCTGTTGTAATTTTAGTGGCAGTCAAGACGCGCTTCCCGTAGTTCGTCGGTCAAGTCCCAAATCTCGCCCGGTAGGACGCCGAGATCGCACTGATCGTAGCGGCCTGACAGGCCGTATTCTCCGGGGTGCAGGGCGGATAGACGGCGGTCAGATGTTCAAAGCTGATGAGCCTTGTCGGATACTTTTTGAGGATATACGCCGCCCTAGCCTTCCACTCGGCCGCCGATGGCCGAGAGCCTCGCTCATTCTTGTCACACAACGACTTCCCGCCGTAGAAGCCATCGTCCGAGCATCTGATCGGTCCTTCTTCCCAATCGGGCGAAGAGCTGATGAACGGATAGCCGTGATCCTCCATGATGATCTTTCTTTCCGCCGCTCTTCCGAACATCTCCCGCACGGCAAGGCGAACCTTATACTGAACGGAATCTTTGATGGGAGGTTTCACGGTCGCCCCATAGGTCAGGCGGCTGAAGTCGAGGTTGTACTTCTTCACGAATGGGAGTATCACCCGCTCCGCCATAGCCGGAAAATCCTTGTTCTCGTCTTCGTTGCCGAAGGGGAACCTCACGTCGTATTTTTTCCAGTAGCGGTTATATAGAGTGAACTGCAATTTGTTCGTATACTTATCGGCTTTCGGCTCGTAGAACGACTGGATGCCCTGGACGTTGTTGGCCCAAGGGGACCATCGTCTATATTTCGCGTGAAGCTGACAGTTATCATGCCACGGAAGGTCCGCCGTCATGTTCAGGTCGTTGATTAGTTGGACGGCCTGAGTCAGGATTGGAAAATAATAATCGTTATAAGAATCTAGGTTCCAGGCGTCCTCCTTCTCGTCGAAGAGGAACGGCTGGAACTGAGACAGCTTGCCGTACTTGTGAGCCGCCCAGACTCCCCATAGAAGGAACCTAATAAAGTCGGCTCCGGCATCAGCAATCGCCTTGAGGTGTTTTGCCAGCAGGTCCTTATTGAATGTCCACTTCCGGAGCTTATAATTGAAAATGACGATCGTCGGGTCCTGGAGCAAGCCCATGAGTCCGTAGCCTATGCCGCACTTATCGTCTTGTAGCATTGTGTCTCCTAAATGCTGATCTTCAGGCCCACCGGGGAGACAAGGGAGTCCGCCCCGTGATAATAGAACCAGTCGAAAAGCGTATAGCCCGTATGATCGGCAAGATGATTGCTCCAGATAATCAAACCCATCTCAGCGGGTGCGAATCTTTGAGTTGTCGTATATTGATTAAACCAATGAACCCCGTCGTAGCCAAAATCGAAATAGAGCGTTGTGCCGTTCCTTCGTATTCTCAAATACGGCGGCTGATTAGTCATATGGGACAGGTCAGAGGGATTCTGATACCAGGTATCATATTGGGATAGCTGCGTTAAACGCGTAAGTATATATGGATAACTAGTTTCAACTATCCAAGCGTCAATGTCACATGTGTCTGGGTTATTTGTGGCGTCCTCGAAGAGTGCAATTCCGGCCCCGAAATAATAATAAGACTCAGGTGCTAAAATGAGGTCAACCTTCACCGTAATTGTGAAATCACCTGAGGGAAGGGCTTGAAAATGGCCTCTCCATACATAGCCGTCGCCCCCAGTATTAGTATATTTGAGGTGATTCCCCGCTTCCGTAACACTCAAGGCCCCACCTGCTTGCCAGGCTGTCCATTTGCCATCAAGAGAGCCGTCGTCGAAATGGTCGCTCTGCGACGTCGGGGCTTCGGGGGGCGGGTCAGCGACCACATCCTTGGAGAACGCGATGCGGCAGAATGCTTTTGTAAAAATGCGCCCGCTGAATTATCGCAAGGGGACGCCGGTCATCGTTGATCCGTTCAGGAAAATCTTGGAGTGAATAATGGCAATTTCCATCAAGGACATCCTCGCACTTCTCGAAAAGATCATCGAGCTGGAGGCCCAGGTCGAGACGGCCATCGAGAGCGAGAAGGATAGGGACAGACGTGAAAAATATACGAAGGCTTTTCGGGATCGGGATCTTAACGCTCTGCGCGCTCTGCTTTTTGACTGAGGCGTGCTCGCGTTATAACCCGGCCCTCTACCCGTCCTACGACGTCTTGAACCCGGGCCCCGAGGTTCGCCTGAACCCGCTCGCATTCACCGAGGACGGAAACTTAATCGTCAACCAGGCATTCATCCGCTGGGTAGATGAACTCAAGCGGGAAATCATCAAGCTCCGAAAGGCGTCAAGGGGGAAGTGATGATCACGGAAATCATACAGACTACGGCGGACGCCGTCAAGACGTCCTCCTACGTCACGGGGCAATTCGTCATTGATGGGGCGCTTCTCATCGGGACGTTGAAAGTTATCGAGGCCATCATTGGTAAGATCCGGACAAGGAGAAACGGGGGAAGCGTGCAGGCTAAAATCGAAGAGCTGGAGAAGAACCCTAAGTCGGGCGAGGGCGAGACGTGCCGGGAGCATGGGGAGGCGATCTCCGCCCTCGAAGAATCCAAGAAGAACACCTATGGTTGGCTTGCCCGCATCGATGGCAAGATCGACAGGCTTCTGGAGCGGAAGGGATAACGATGACCATGAAGATCCTCAAGGTCCCGATCTCCTCCGTCATCCCGTGGGATAAAAATCCCCGTGGTATCAAGACGGAGGACTTCGAGCGCTTGAAGAAGCAGATCCTCAAGCTCGGCGTCTACAAGCCGCTCGTCTGCTACCGGGACGGCAAGAAGTACGTTGTCCTGGGCGGGAATATGAGGATCCGGGCCCTCCAGGAGCTCGGCGTCCGGGAAGTCGAAATCTCCCTAGTCATGCCGAAGACTGAGGCCGAGCGGATCGAGTACGCGCTCTCCGACAACGACCGCGCCGGCTACTACGAAGAGGAAGTTCTTGCGGAGCTCATCCTCCCGCACCTCAAGGAGATTAATCTCTCAGACTACAGGGTGGACGTCGGGGGGACGATCGATCTCAAGGAGCTCATGGAGAAGTACGGCCCCGATCTGGAGCCCAAGGAAAAGGACCTCGACGAGTCGCTTGAGACTCAGAACGAATGCCCGAGGTGTGGATACAGATGGTGAAAAAGCCGACGGTGATCTCGGTCTTTGCCGGCTGCGGCGGGAGTTCCCTTGGCTATAATTGGGCCGGATATCGGGAGCTCCTTGCGATCGACTTTGACACGAACGCCGTCGAGACGTTCAGGCTCAATTTCCCTTCCATCCCCGCCTGGGAGCGGGACATCAAGACCGTCACGAGTAAGGAGATCCTCGAGGCCTGCCGGCTTAAACGCGGCGCCCTTGACGTTCTGGACGGATCTCCGCCCTGCCAGGGATTCTCGGCCTCCGGACGGCGGGACGTCAACGATCCCCGGAATGACCTCTTCCAGGATTTCGCCCGTCTGATCGAAGAGATCCGGCCGAAGGTCTTCGTAATGGAGAACGTGACCGGCATGGTCAAAGGGAAAATGAAAGGCCGGTTCATCGAAATCATGAAGACGCTCAAAGCTCTGCCTTACCAGGTGAAATGCCGGCTCATGAACGCGAAGCATTACGGGGTTCCCCAGTCGCGATCCCGGCTGATCTGGATCGGTGTGAGAGACGACCTCGGGGAAGAACCGTCTTTTCCTACCCCCCAGAGGAAACTAATTCCGGTGAAGAGAGTTCTGGCCGGCCTGCCTGAGGATCCATCCCGGACCCTCAGCGACCTTGGCGTCGAGATCTGGCGAAAATGTAGGAGCGGCGAATCGTTCGACAAGTATCATCCCAAAGGAATCTGGTTCAATGGTTGCAAAGTCAATCCGAACCGTCCCTGCCCTACAATCGAGAAAACGGTGATGCCCACAGGGGGAGGCGGACTGTTTCACTGGCGGCACCCTCGGTGCTTGAACATTGCTGAACTTAAAAAGGTTGCGGGCTTTCCCGATGAGTTCCAGCTTATCGGCAACTTCCGGACGCAGTGGGCCAGGATCGGGAACGCGGTGATGCCGCGCTTCATGGAGGCCATCGCTTCTCACATCAAGAGGACGGTGTTGCAGCCATGAAAATCAAAGTCGCGAAGCTCAACCACCCGTTCAAGATGGACCAGCTCAACCTCGAGAAGGTGGAGGTCATTGCCAGCATGGGGCTGACCGATGAACAGATCGCCGTCATTCTCGAAATCAGCCCCCGGACCCTGAATTACTGGAAGAAACACCCCGCGTTTTTGCAGTCCCTAAAAAGGGGGAAGCTCAAGGCGGACTTCCAGATCACCCAGAGCCTCTACAAGAAGGCGATCGGATACGAAACGCTTGATAAAAGCGGGAAGAGGGTATGGATGGCGGGTGACACGACCGCCATGATCTTCTGGCTAAAGAACCGGCAGCCTGAGAAATGGCGTGAAAAGACGCAGCTCGAGCACTTGGGCTCCATCAAGACCGGCGACAAGCTCACGATCCGCGTCGTCCATGTCGCGGCCGGCGACAGCGGTAATGGAAAACGAAAAGGGAAGCCGAAGAAATGACGGAAGAGACACTGGGGATGGAGCTCGTAATATCGTCCTCGTTCTTTCCTCTGCTCGAGGAGACGAAAAGGTATCTCGTCCTGTGCGGCGGAGCCGGCTCGGGCAAGACCGAGTTCGCGGCCCGGAAACTTTTTATCCGCGGCATGAGGGAGGGCCGGCACAGGTTCCTCGTTCTCCGGAAAGTCCGGTCCCGCGTCCGGGAGTCCGTCCTGGCCGTGTTCAAGACGATGCTCGACGAGATCGGCATGGCCTACGAGTTCAACAAGACCGACCGGACGATTATCTTCCGCAACCCGGCGGGCGACCTTGTCGAAATCCTTTTTGACGGCCTGGACGACCCAGAGAAGATCAAGAGCATCAAGGGGATCACGGGGATCTGGCTCGAGGAGACGACGGAGTTCACGAAGCAGGACTTCCTCCAGCTCGACCTTAGGCTGCGCGAGCCGGGCCCGGGCTACCACCAGATCATTCTCACGTTCAACCCGGACGAGCTGCAGGCGCCCTGGCTCAAGGAGATGTTCTTCGATTCCATCAAGCCCGACGCCCGCGTCCACAACTCGACGATCGACGACAATCCGATCCGGGAGGTCCGCGACAAATACCGCGCGCGCCTAGCCGACCTCAAGGGCCAGGACGAGACGATGTACTCCATCTACGGCTTGGGAAAGTGGGCCGTGGCGAAGGGGAGGATCTACAACTGGGACGTCGTGGTGGCGCCGCCGGCGCATTACGACGAGATCTTCTACGGCGGGGACTTCGGCTATTCGGTCAACCCGTCGGCGTGCATCCGGATCTGGCGCCTCGGCAACAACGACTTCTGGCTCCAGGAGGTCGTGTACCAGGACGAACTCACGAACCCGGACCTCGGGGATAAGATGGCCGAAGGCGGCGTCGCGGGAACCGATGACGTCTATTTCGACTCGTCCGAGCCGAAATCGATCGACGAACTCTGCGACACCGGTCTCAATATCAAACCGGCGGAGAAGGGCCCCGACTCCGTCCGGGCGGGCATAATCTTCCTGAAGAGCAAGAGGATCCACATCGTGGCCGGTTCGGAGAACATCATCCGGGAGTCCAAGAGATACAAGTGGCGCGTCGACAAGAACGGCAACCCGCTGCCCGAGCCGGTCAAGTTCGACGACCACGCGATGGACGCCGTTCGCTACGGCATCTATACCCATATGCGGGCCGCCGGAGCCGCGTACGTCTGCCAGGGCGGAGAGGTCTACTGATGGACATCACGGGGCGGAAGACGAAGCGGGCCCTCGAGGCCATGCAGGGCGAGTTCGACGGGCTCAAGAAGGCCGGCGAAAAACAGCGGAAGGAGTTCGGCCGCCTGCGGGAAACGAACGAGCAGCTCCGGCAAAGGAACAAGCTCCAGGCCCTCATAATCGACGACATCACGACCGCGCAGAAGGCGGATGCGAAGACCTACGCCGGCAACGAGTACCGAGAATACATGAAGACGATCATTGAGATTGCCAAGAAGTACGACGGTGAGGCCGAGTGGGGCGTCCTCCAGACGGGGAACATCATCGATGTGCGGTCGGCCTTCATCATCGGCCAGGGCGTCGCCGCTATCCCCACAGAGAAGGCATTCAAGGAATCCGACGAGATGAAGTTTATCCGGGATTTCTTCTCCTACAACAACCTCGATCGGGAGATGGCGCAGGAGTTCGCGAAGGAGGCCGAGATCGAGGGCTGCTTCCTGGCCCAGCTCGTATGGAACGAGGACGACCAGCAGGTCTCGATCCAATTCCGGTCGCGGGTCGAGAAGAACTACGCGGTCCACCATGTCGTCGACGACTACTCGTGGTATGACAGCGTCGCGTGGACGGAGAAGGGCTCCTCGAAAGAAAAGATCCTCAAGGAGCCGGAGTTCGTCTACGCGCGCTTCGGCGGCCGGATCCATCAGCCGAACAAGCCGATACCCAAGGTCGGGAAATGCCTGACCCAAGTCGAGGCGCTGGACAAGGCGCTCCGCGACTGGCGCGAGATCAACCACCTCTACGTCGCGCCGATCCCGGCCATCGAGTGCGCGGACGAGAAGGCGGCCGCGGCCATGAACAAGGCGACGGCCGGCGTCAACTGGAAGCTCCGCAAGATGGTCGTCATTGCCGGCAAGCTCGTCTACGTCTCGCCGAACCTCCAGGGGGGCAACGAGGCGCTCGAGAAGGAGATCGCCGCCAACGCGAAGATGATTTCGGGCACGACCGGGACGCCGCTCCACTTCCTCGGGATGCCGGAGTTCATGGGCCAGGGGCGCGCGACGGCGGACAGCCTCATGGAGCTCGTGACGGCGTCGACGAGCAAGGAGCGGATGATCTGGATCGGCGCCTACAGCGAGATCATCAAGAAGGCGATGCTGCTCCGGAACGCGAATAAGACGACGACGCCGCTCGACCCATCCAAATACAAGGTCATCATCCCCTATGTCACCGAGGCCGTTTGGAAGCGGATTGCCGAAGTCTTCCTTCCGGCCTATCTGGACGGCGCCATCAGCCTCCAGACCTTCCTCATGCAGATCCCGGGGATCGACGTCGACGCGGAGCTCGAGCTCCAAAAGGCGCGCGACGCCGGCGCGCTCGAGCGGTTCAACAAGAAGAAGGTCCCGGGCGACGAGCAGGACGTCGAGGAACAATAAAGAGGTGAAAGACATGGACATCATCGACAGGACGAAGGACGCGATAACGACGAACAACACGAAGCCCAGGGTGCCGGAACATCCGAAGGTCCGGACGCCGGCAGCCGGCCCGCTGATTTCGACGGGGAACACGAAGCCGGCGGAAAAGACTGAAGCCGAGAAGAAGAGGGCAGCCAAGAAATAAGGAGAGGCGATCATGGGTGAATTGGAAGACAAATTTCACGAGGTCGAGATCAATTTCACGGCCGGGCCATCGCCCGACTTCCTCTTCAAGGTCGACGGGAAGAAGTTCGAGCACACTTGCGGCATCGTCATCAAAAGCGCCCTAGCCGCGGGCGGTCAATATCCGGTCGTCACCGTCTCCTTTTTCGCCAGGTCGGTCACGGGCCGTGTCAAGGGGATGGTCGTCGAGGAGAAGCCGTTTTGAAGATCCTCGCCCGCGTCCTCGCGATGGCCGACGCCGAGGTCCTGGGCCTCATCTCGCCGCGCGTCATTAGAGACATCAAGCGCGAGGATCCGGCGCCCGTGTTCAAGGCCTTTATCGTTGGCCAGGAGGGTGAATCGAGGCCGAACATCGTCGGCGTCGGTGCGACCGTCCAGCGCTGGTTCCAGTCGGCGATCGAGAAGCTCACGGAGAAGCTCGGGCTCGGCCTGCCGGTCTACCACAACCACACGCCCACGAATACGGACAGGAACCGGCCGGCGATCGGCGAGGTCGTCGGCAAGGCGCTCAAGAACATCGAGGGCTCGCTGTCCTCTGTCGTCGTCGCGTACATCTTCCCGCAGTACCGGGGCCTGCCGCTCGACGTCGCCTCGATCGAGGCCGGTGTCATGGTGCCGCAGGACAGCCGCGAGTTCGACGTCAAGGACGTTGACATACAGGACGTTACGGGGATTGCGCTCGGCAATTCCCAGACCGATAAGCCGGCGTTCCCGGGGGCAACGCTCCTCGCGCAGCTCCAGGCGTTCGCCGAGAAATCCGATCCCAAAGGAGGGAATGAGAAAATGACCCTGGACGAAATCAAAAAGGCGATCCAGGAGGGTAAGTACAATCCGTCGGACGTGTTCGCGCCCACGGTCCTTACCTCCGACCCCTTCATCAGAGAGCACGTGGAGGAGAAGATCAATAACGCGAAGGGCTACGACATCCGCAAGCGCCAGGAGCTCGAGACGAAAGCCGCGGCGCTCGAGGCGGAGAAGAAGGCCCTTCAGGACGAGCTGGCGTCTTCCCGGACCAGTGTCCTCAAGACCAAAGCTAAAGAGACGTTCGAGACGGTGCTCATCGAACGCCCGAAGCTCAAAGGGGACGAGCGACTCACGAGGTTCGTCCGCAAGCAGTTCGAAAAGTCCTTCGCGCCGACCGACGAGGCCAAGCTCAAGGACGAACTCAACAAGTTCGTCGACGGGCAGGTGGTCGAGTTCCAGGAGCTCTTCGGCGAGCCCGGAAAAGGCGGCGGCAAAGAGAAAACCGACGCGGAGAGGGCGGCCGAAGCGGCCGCCACGGCCGCCGAGGAGAATAGGGACAAGACGGACCTCCTAAATCCGAAGAACAATGTTTTGATCCCGA